GCTACATCATTCACAACAGTTAATGTTGTATCGGCGGATCGCCCAGGTTTTAGTACTGGAACCCCCGTAGCTACATTTTTAATAGTATTTACATAATAGGTTGCTAATGCGCAATCTTTTTGCTGTCGGATAGTGGCCGAAGCACTACGGTTTGTGTTCATTTATAATTGTATAGATTTTAAATTCAGAATTGTAAAATCTATAGAATGTGTATAGGCAAACATATTACAGTGTTACTTACGCCATCTTGAAACCACCGGCTAACTGCGAGCCGAGGGCCAGACCTGCGCCCTGTCTGCTTGTAAGACCAATGCTGGGCGATAGCAAATCAAGAATCGCGAAGACAACCGCGGCAACCGTGGCGACTACGACGATTTCCTCAACGTGGGGCGCCTTGCGGGGGATGATGACCATCGCAACCGCAACCGCAAGACCTTCCAGGAAGTATTTGATGGCGCGCGTCATGAGTTCCGTTGCAGAGAAGCCTTCCATTCTTTGTATATTCGGGGCTGTGATTTTTATTTCGGCATTCGCATTCTGTTTGATAAATGAATGCGTTAGAATCTAAAGATATATCTATTGGACACCCTCAGAACCATGGCCGCACCTGAAGAGAAAAAGGAAGTATATCTGGAAGCCGACAAGGAAATTCCGGGACAACATTATGTAGCCCTGAGTTTTATCAGTCCGAATAAAGTTCTGAAAAACAAGGATGTATTCTTATTCAGTGAATTTCTTAAGGATTACGAGATTCAATATAAAATCCGGGCTACCGAAAGTTTCCTCATGGCGCAGGTAGCGAAAGTTCAGGAGGTTGCTTCTCGAGCACAGGATGTTCTTGAGAACCTTATGCTCAAGAAGGATGAGATAAATGTAGAGGATGTATCGGGAGCCGTTGCGGCATTCCGGGATATTCGTGTATCGCTGACGCGCGATGTCGCCGCGGATCTGGAAACGCATGTTCGTGGCGAAATGTCCGATTTCAAGGCATCTACGATTCAAGAGGCCTACGAAACGTTCCTTTTCAAGCATAAAAAGCGTCTGGAGGATGAATTCTTCGCAGCGAATGACTTCCGTACAACTGTCCAGGGTCTCAAAGTTCGGGGCGTATATGATACGTATAAGGAGGCACTTGGTCGTGCGAAGACGCTTCAAACGCTTGACCCGTCGTTCAATGTCTATGTCGGACAGGTCGGATTTTGGTTGCCGTGGGACCCTGAACCCAATGATATGGCTGACCAAGAATACGCCGATGACCAACTCAATCAACTGATGAAGAAGTACAAGGATAACGAGTCGCAACGCGACGAGTTCTACGCGAAGACGAAGCAGGAACGCCTCGGTGGTGCGAAAACGCGCCCGGCAGGTGTTACGGAAGCATCTGTACCGCCTTCGGATATGTTTGGCGGTGAAGACCTTGCGATTGCGCGACGACGGGAGCGTAGCGCAGCAAAAGCAGCCGATGTCGCTGTACCCGCTGAGAATGTTATTACGAATGCCTAATGAGTAAGGGGGGCGCAACAAAATTGATAGATTCAGATATACATAATGAATGTTTATAACACTCGCTATGTACACTCTTTACATCCAACCAGATACAGAGGATGCGAAGACGGCATATGCCGCTATTGTAAGCAAATATCTATCCCGTGATTACGCGGAACGCGATGCGGGATTTGACCTTGTATGCGATACCGCAATTGTCCCCTTGGACGGCCGTGGAGTCCGTTTGAATTGCCTTTGTAAAGTAGCACTATTCAATCACGAATTGAATATGTTCCAAGCGTATTGTCTACTTCCACGTTCCTCAATTTCTAAAACGACCCTGCGTCTCGCGAATTCCGTAGGTCTTATTGATGCCGGATATCGCGGTACGCTCCTAGCCGCTGTTGATAATCACTCGCAACACTCCGGTGGAAATTTTAAGGTGAATTTCGGTGACCGTTACTTTCAACTTATTACGCCAAATCTGCTTCCTTTTGATAAGATTGAGATTGTAGATACTATTCCAGGTGGAGCGACGTTTCGTGGCGAAGGAGGATTTGGTAGTACGGGAAAATAATATTCTTATACAGATTAGAGATGGCACAGGCGGATTTTTTCAGATTAGAGGAGGGTGAACAATGTGTTCAACGCGACCCTCTAGTTGGATTCAATGTTGGAGATAGAGTTTGTATAGCAGGAACAGTACTTATAAGATTAACTGAAGACATCACACATGATTATGTACGCTCTTTATTACCAGCGGGATTTAGCATTGATACATGGTCGGAAAATGGAATGAACTTTCCAGGATACATACACGTCAATGGAGTAGGGGTTGGTTTAATTCATTCCGAAATTTCGCCAAATCGTATATATACTGTGAATCTTGAATCAACCCGCGCATTTAGCGGACAAGTACGTCGTGAACATATTTCCGAAATACGAATACCTGTCGCGAAGTCCATGGTGTTGGCACAGGTTGCACGTGAAAAAGGACCCTTGAATGTCTTTGGTACAATTGGTTCATTCTTAGGTGTAACTCGGAATGCTCTGAATGCTGCGACGGCAAAACATGGTTCATCGGTTGCACCTGGGGGTTCTGCTACTGTAGCTGGTGGTTCAACAGCCTCCGTCGGCGGTAGGCGAATCCGTAAGACATCGCGAAAAAATCGAACCCGTAAAACCAATAGAAACCGAAAGTAACCTAAATGTCTACTAAGCCTGTTGATATCGTATTAGATATTCCAGAACTTTCTATCAATGGATATACTCAACTTTCGTTCATTGAATTGTATCAACTCTACAAAGATTCTAAATCCATATATACGCTCTATAATGGTGTTATGATACGTGGATATATAGTAGCCTATCAAACTGTAGAGAAAAACAATGAACCCGTGGTATATATTGGATTTCGCACAGGAAATATTGGCGAGCCTAGACTTCCAACAATTCCGAATACATTCCATTGTTTTGTGACTGAAGCGAATGAACCGATGTTTACACGGGTCTTTCATCGTACGGCTTCAGGTGAACCACTTATTGAGGATATACGAGACGCATTGGAGGAAAGTATTCGCGATACAGCAAAACTGCGACGTATTTTGGCGGTGAGCCGATATGCATCGTAATCACAAAATTTGAATCTATTGTTTTTGTCTATGCCGATAGTAATGGATACAGTTGAATACGCTGTGGGATTTGGAGGATGGATAGGATTCACATTTCTTGTTGGTCAGGCGATACACGGACCAGTGAATTTTACAAATATAGTTATTGTGCCGATTGTTACAATATTCATAACATTTCTTGTTTTGAATATTCTAAAAATTATACTTCACATTTTAGTATGGGTTCTATCACAGATGTTTCGTCCTGATATATTTCTGTTCGCATTTACCATATTTATGGTAGGATTGTTAATGTTTGTAATTCATTCTACCGTTGTTTTGATTCAAATACCGGATGTTGACTAGGGCAGGGCTGGATAGCTCCAATTAATACTATACGATTAATTAGTATCATAAACAGAAATGTAATTTATGTTTATACAATGTTAATGATATTAATCTATATTCATGGATTTCCTCGCAGGGGGTTCAAAGGGGGGGGAATCCCCCCTTAGACTAGGGCTAAAACCTTCGCAATCCAATATATATATATATGGTTAAAATAGATGTTCTTACTTTCTGTTCAGGTTACGAATTTCCGATTTTTGATAGATTTGTAGGAACTCTCAATGATACTGGATTCAGCGGAACCATACATTTAGTTATTCGCCCAGAGGATACACAAACAATTCAATTATTAAAACGTAAATACACAAATGTTTGCGAACACGTTGATACATCTGTACAAAAAACCCATATAAATTGTCATCGTTTTTTCGCGTTCTTTAATTATTTGAAGAAAACCGTACTGGATTGCGAGTATATTTTAGTATGTGATGCGCGAGATGTGCTTTTTCAAAAGAATTTTGAAACATATGAATATGACCCAAGTATTGATATTTATGGATTTACGGAAGGTAAAACTATTGGTGATGAACAGGCTTTTAACGCGCCTTGGATTCGGCAAATTGAACATTTAACAAAAGAAGTTATTTATGAAAAAGTTAAAAATAAGTTGATAATTTGTTGCGGGACAACTATTGGTAAATTGGAAGCAATGAAACAATATATTCATCAAATGTGCTTCCTAATTTTAAAACACAATGTGAAACATAATTTAGACCAGGGGTTTCATAATTATATGTTGTATATGAATACATTGAAGATGAATATTAGGCTCTCATCTAATAAAGATAATTTAGTCAATACACTCTGTAATGATGTGAAAAAGTTAGACGAGGCAAATAATATTGTAAATGAAAAGAACGAAATTTCATACATAGTTCATCAATACGATAGATGTTCAACCGAACAGAAACGCCTACTGAATACTAGATTTGCGAATAAATATGATTTTTTATTATGATTAGTATTTCTTGACCTGTACCAGCGGTCCTTTACGTTCTACACCACCACTCATCAATGGCGCACCCGTTTCACCTGCAGCCTCCGCCAATTCTTTTTGGCGTTCGTATTCGGCTGATTTTATCCAATGATCCCGCGACCCGATTTTGAAATCCGAATGCGGCGTAGCCTTATACCAGAATACACAATCCTCAATACGATTCGTCTTCGCACCGTTATGAATCACAAGACATTCATAATTTTCCGTACATTGGTCCATAATTTGGCAGAAGAGCTCAAAGGTTGGGAAAATACCGGCGAACTGTTCAAAAATTCGCTTACGCGCACTGACCTGATTTTCACGTAAAATAAATACATAATCTACTTGACCACGAAGTACAGGTGGAATACCCATAACGTACTGTAAGGCTAGAATATAGAGAAGGCCGTAGTGACGACCGTTCATAAATAACGAGCGAATATTACGGTCTGTAATCCACTTATTATCATACATACAGTCATCCATGACTATAAAGGAGCGACGGTCAAGCGCTGACGTTCCACGTATCTCTTTTTCTTTACGAATCTGTTTTGTAATAGCGTCTTGGCGTTTCAAAACGTTTCCGATAATATTAGAACTGAATTCTTCGTGAATAAAGAGACTAGGTACGATGGTAGAATAGAAAGCATTCGCGCCTTCTGTTCCGGAGATAACAGTCCCAATAGGAAACCGTTGTTTATGCCACATCAAGTCTTTTATTAAGAACGATTTTCCGGTGCCGCGACGGCCAATAAAAATTACGACAGAATCATCGGGAACCATAGCCATATTAAATTTGGAAAGCCGGAGATTTAAAGTTGGCTTCGCTGCGTCGGACATTGCTGGCATGATTGCGCTTAATGTTGCTGAGCCTGCTCCTGCTCCTGCTCCTGCTCCTCCTGCTCCTGAAGACATTTCTGATACTTCTCCTTTTGTTTTTATTTGGTTAAATCTTGCGTTGCGTAATTCCGTTAAATATACACCCGGTACTAATCAATAGAAAATGCCCCCAAAGCGAGGTCATGGAAATCGTGGTGCACGTGGTGGAGCCAATCGCGGCGGAGGACATCGTGGCGGTGCTACGCAAAATAATACACCGAAAACACCAAAATACCACGTAGCGCGTCCTGCTGTTCTTGAACTTCCAACATCTCTTCGTATTTCGCCATCGGCCAGTCCTATTCCTTCGCAAATCACAGAGGCGTTCCCCGAATTTAAAAAACCCCAGCCGTTCTTCTCCGCCTTAGAACGCTTACAGCCCGAATTCGGGGGGTCGCCAACGCGTAGCGAAAAGTGTTGGCTCGGTATACCCGAAGAACGTATTGTATCCGTAACACGCGAATCGGAGTCGCCATTCTATGCGAATCTTGTGCTTTCCGATACATCTGGTAATACTGTAAATCAACCGGTCTTTGTAAAACGCATTCATATTATTGACCCAATATGCGCTATGGAAGGTGAATACGTACTTCCTGGCGATGGTGCTTTACCGGCACCGAGTGATTTATGGCGATTATCACTCAAGAAACTCAATGACCCTATGAATGAGGCTTATGTGGATACGCTCTTCGCAGCCATAGCACATCGTTTCGTTGAAAGTAAACTATCACCGCATTGGTGCCGTTCATTCGGAACGTTCAATGCCCGTGTAGATACGTATTTATTCAATATTAGCGAAGAGTATGATTCTATGCGAAAGGAGCCTTGGTGGTTTCGTAATCAGCGCCTAGGTCTTTTTAAACTCCACGCGGATAACAAACCTCCTACATCGTTTGTCGCAAGTGATGCCTTACCGATGATGATGGACGACTTTGAAACGGTTGAAACACTTGGCTCTACGGAGGACCCTAGCAATAGTGCGGATACACGTGTTGAGGTTGCAGAGGTCGCAGAAGGAGCAGAGGTCGCAGAGGCACACATGGATACATTGGTTGAATCCGCTGAACCCGTTATTCTTACCGGTCCCAAAGTACAAATAAAACAGATGAATAAATCCTCGGAAACATCTAGTTCCTCTGAGTCCGATTCCGATTCCAGTACATCCGAAATTGAGGAGCATCACGTAGAATTCAAGAACTTTCCCGTACAAGTTACACTACTTGAACGGGCAGAAGGAACACTTGAAGACCTTATGGAAGATGAAGACGATGAAGGAATGTTGGAAACTAAGGAAGTCCGTTGGACTGCGTGGTTATATCAAATTATCGCTGCATTATCCGCTGCGCAACATTGGTTTGGTTTTGTCCATAACGACCTACATTCCAACAATGTTATGTGGTCTTCCACTACGTTGACGCATATTGTCTATCGCGTCCATAAAGGAAAAAGTGTGACATACATGCGCGTACCGACGTTCGGTAAGATTATGAAAATTATTGATTTCGGTCGCGCATCGTTCCATTTACCGGACCCCGCCGGGTTTTTTATTAGTGACGCGTTTTTCCCAGGTAATGACGCCG